TTGTCTATTCGCTAAAATGTTTTTATCGAAGTCTTTTCTGCGATTACCGTTTGCGTCAATGATGCCAGCTTTGAAAGCATCTGTTTCTTCCATAGGTGTGGAGAGTAGTTTTAAAAAGCGAATAGTATAGACTAAGTCCGCTGCAGATTTTAAGATTCCCATTTTATTTCTCTCAGTTTGTCTATCACGTGTGGATCCATTTCGATGCCAGTTATCTCATCATTCTTAATAATACGCAAAAATACTAGGAATGGCTTTAATGCTGACCAATGTTCTAATTCGATTTTAAGAGCAAGTATCTCAACAGTCGCTTCTGCGCCAAATACGTTATGCAGTACGATAAGATGATTTAAAATCAAGCGTTCTGATATTTCGCCACTTTGCTTATACTTATTAAATAAACGTTTGACGTACTTAAATCTTTTTAAATCATCGAAAAACTCATCTCCATCTATACAGGATGGATTATAATAGTTTTTCGCAGCAAATACAACCAGATTATTTTTTGTTAACTTCATAGTATGGGTCGACCACTTCCTCAAGTCTCTTACGCTTTGGTAGTTCGCGTATAAAAGAATATAGTGTATTTAGTAGTGGCTCAAGCCAATCCCATCTATGTGAAAGTTCTTCTTTAGATTCGAATTTACCGCCTTCAGTAGAGATTATACCTTTATAATCTTCCATGTAGATATAGGTATACCCTTGACGTTCGTCTCGTATACGCATATCAAACTTACCTTCAAGTGCTAACTTCTTCAGTTTATAATATTCGACTGTGTCTTCACCAACTTTTATCTCGTTAGTATAGTTGACATATTGTGCTGCTTTGCGAGAAAAGAACACCATACGATTGAATGCTTCGTTTCCGTCACCATAGTCAATATACAGTTGTTCTAAGAAAAGTCTAGTGTATGCAGTTTTAACCGCCTTTTCGTGATCCATATAATATCTGTTAGTATACCACCTTACATGGTGTTCTAATTGACCATCGTTCAATACGTTATCGAATAATATTTCATATTGATGAGGAAAGAACGCACCTTCTATCTCGCCTACATTATCTCTTCTATCAAGTTTGTGCTTAAACTGTTCAAAGTCATACTTGTACATCGAAGGTTGATGATATAACGCTATTAAGTCTGGTGGATTTCTTTGATGAGCAATTGCTCTATAAACGTTTCGACCATATGGTGTCATAAAGTCATCTCCGTCTATATGAACCATATACTGGTTATCAGACTCAAGAAATAACTTGATTACTGAGTTTTTACCAGTCCCTGGAGTACCGTCAGACTCAGTGACATAATGTTCTATATCATTCTTGGTACAGAAACGAACCGCTTCTTTTTTAAATTCTTCATCTAGGGTGTTTATAACTACGACAACTTCATTTAAGCCAAAAGTATTGAACTGCCGTACAAGGCAGTTCATACTCTTGCTCACAAGAACATAATATTTTATCATAAATTATTTGTGGAATATATTATTCTCATTCAACTCTTTAATTAGAGTTGCTTTTCTTTTACGACGATCGAGCTTGATACCGTGCTGAGCACCTAGTGCATCAAGTTCTTCTTTCGTCATTTCTTCAAGGCTAACGTGGTTGCGAGGTGCTTCATTTAACATCTGAGGCTGCTCTTCTTCACGCTTTGCGCCAAATAATAGTTCCATAAGTTTACGCCACAACCACATTTTTTTATTCCTCGTCTAAGTCGAAGTCTTCTTCGAATTCAAGTTCTTCTTCGATAACTTCTGGTTCAGCAGCTGCTTCAGCAACTACGTGTTTATCACCAATACCATTGTGAGCGTCGTGCCACTCTGATACTTGAGCCTTGGTGAACTTCTGAGATTTTAATAGTTCGCCAGTCTTTGGGTGAACCCAACCTTTTACTGTTGGCTCTGCACCAACACACCATTTTGGAGCTTTAATCATATTACTTTCCTTTTACTGGAGTTTTGTCGCCATTGGACAAGTTATCGTTGCCACGATTAGGAGCTTGCTTAGTTACGCGTCCAGCTTTAGTTGCCATTTCGTGACCTTCTTCTTCGCCATCTTCAATCTTCTTATCAGATTGTTTATGTTTAGCGATGAATTCTTTAGATTTAGGAGATTCTTTAGAATCAATCTCTTCAGGAGCAGTAGCGCCTTTCTTCTGATTGACCGCTTCTTCCAACTCAGACCACATAGCGATAAACGCTTCACGAGTATCAACTGATTCAATCTTAGAGATTTCAGCTTTCTTATCAGAAGTATGATCGTTATGCTTAATGTCTTTAGTTGACTGAGTGCGACCAACAGAAGGTTTCTTCTTCGGTGCTGGTTCTTTAGGTTCTTCTACTTCATCTTCTTCTTTTTCTTCTTTCTTCGAGTCAATAGCGTCGTCAGTTGCTTTACGGCGTTTATGAAGATACTCGTCAGATGAATCAACATCTCCATCGTTATCGATGTCTTTGTCTTTACGATCTTTAAACTCTTTATCGTTTTCTTTATCATTGACAGGGTCTAGTTTCTTTTCTTCTAGTTCTAGTTCTTCTTTAAACACGACAGGTGCTGATACCGTACCTTGAGTCTTAGGGTCAAGAACTGACATACGCTCCTTTCCTTTAGTGTCATTCTTATTATCTGGATGAACCTTAGCAAAATCTGCTTTTGAGATATAAACTTTACCGTTTTTAAACTCATAGTTCTTCTTCTCAGAGAATGATGCTTCTTCTACTGATTCTGGTATATCCCAAGTAACGTATAAAGAAGCCCCTTTCTTCTCGACTTTACCACCATGCTTTTTAGCGAATGCTTCTGCTTCGCCTTTCTTGTTCAATGGAAAGACCTTAGACTGTCTACGACCAGCAGTTGCGCCACGCATCTCATCTAATTCTTTACCTTCGGAGACCATTGACTTATATGCCTCCATAATTTTTAAAATGTTATTTGACATTATGTGTCTCCGTTATTATACATCAAAAAAGATTTTTAATACCGCACCCACCACTACTGTAGTTGCGATACTTAAAACAAATTGCATAACCTTTACAGTCTTACCTTGTTCAGTGACTTCGTCTTCCAACTCGTCCATTCGAGCGGAAAATCGGTTCATACGCTCAAAGTGCTGGTTATTTTGTTTTTCTATGTTGATCAACTTTTCCTCAGCGCGAGCTAAGTCAATCATCGCGTCAGAAAGCTTATCAATCTTTTGTTCTATCCGCTCTAGACGGTTCTCTTCGCGTTTTACATGATCAACTAAGTCTTGATGAGACATAAGTTTACCTTTTTATTGTTCTTAGTGGTTAACGTTAGTATTTATATAACTTAATTATCTACTTTTGCGCCACTTCGCCACTGGTAACAAGACCAGTATCGCGCTTTCCATTTTGGTCCAGGGTTATCACAGTTATGACGCGCTCTAAATGACTTACGTCTATTAGGGTCGTCACGCTTGATATCCATATTAGGATCCCCGAACCGTACCACAACGACTTTCCCTTTGTCGTTCTTTACATATACTTTAAACTTTTTGTTAGGGTTCTCAGAAGTTCTGATAGGATCATTGAGTGTAACCTTCTTACCTTGATACTCAGCTTCGGTTAGTTCCAAGTCTTCATACAAGTCGTTACACTCGCAGTGTTCGTCAATTCGGTTGTACTCAATAAATCTTTTCATTACTTTTTCATCATTCTTTGCGCAAGACTAACAAGTTGTTTCAGACTAGAACCGTCCATCTTCTTCTTGTTTGCGTCATTGACTTTGTTATAAACCTGTAAGATGAAGTTAGCAGTCTGCATATCAACACCTTTCTCGTGTTGTTTATCTTTCACGATGCGACGTGCGATATCCATACCCGACTCTTTCGCTTCGTCAAGTTCATTACCTTCTTTCTTAGTTCTTTTTTTGTCCATGTACATATCCCAATGACTCTTTTTTGGAGTCTTTGCTTTGTACTTGTCCATTGCACCACGATAGAACTTAGCACTGCCTTGCGGGTGAGGCTTTTTGTTTTCGTCAAGATTGACGGATTCCATCAACTCAGGGAAGAAGTCTTGAATCTCAACTTCAGGTAATCCATAACCTTTCAACAAGTAGTTAATGATCGCTTTCTTTTCGCCTGTTAGTTTAGCGAGACGGTTTTTAGTTTTACCTACGAACTTGATACCTCTGTATCGTTTTTCGTCGTCACGCTTATCATCTTCGCTATCGTTCCATTCAACTTCAATGGTAGCAACACCTTTACCAGCTTTTAATGCTTCGTCAAGATCAGATGACTCATTCTTCTCACGCCAAGAGTTATGCCCCTTTGCCCACTGTAGATGACGAGACGTTCCCTTTTCATATGGGTTATCTTCGTACTTCTTGCCAGCTTTGGCTGCTTTCTTACCTTCAGCTTGAGCTTTAAGGTCACCAGGAGTTACCCGAGCTTCGTCTACGTGAACTGACTCTTTAACCAACTCTAGCTCTGACGGTTTGTAATCGATTTGTTTATTACCAACGGCAACTTTAACAAAGTCTTTGCCTACAGTCAAGACCTTACCAGTCTTTCCGCTTTTCTTACACTTTACAGTGCTTCCTTCTGGGAATTTTCCAGAATTCTGAGCGATACTTTTTCTTAGGCTTTCGTCTAAATCTTCTTTAGACATCATCTTTTTTAGTTTAGCGAGTTTTTCTTTATCAGAAGAAGAGATAGCGTCTTTCTTTTTCTTATCGCGAATCTTTTCTTGAGACTTACCATACGCTTGAGTTGACTCTTCAACAGATTCATTCGTTCTAACTACTTCCCAAGCACCTTCAGACGGTTTTACTCTTTTGTTACGAAGTGCTGCTTGCTTCTCGGCTTTTTCTTTGCTGTCAGCACGAACTTCACTTTCAACTTTACCGTTCTTGTTTCTGAAGACTACAGAGTAACTTCCCTTATCCTTGTAGCTTACTTTGAACTTCTCTTCAACGGTTTCTTCCTTTAAAGAAACACCCATCGCCTTTAGTTTACGAACTAACTGACGAAACTGTTGTGCTTCAGCTGGAGACATCTGCTTGTCTTTATATTTGTGATAACGCTTCAAAAGAACGTCTTTACTAGATTCTCTTATTTCATTAAACGTTTTCATTACGCTAAATCCTTATCGTGGTTTAATCCACCTTTCTTTTTCTTAACTATAAATGCGTTAACTCTTGCCATTCCCCACTGTTGTGGTGTAGTCCCTGGACGGTGTCCAGTCTTCCAAGCAGCAACGCCACGATTATAAACTTTTTTTAAAGTACCAACTGAGATACCAGACTTCTTAGCTTTTGCTGCTAGACCATCTGGGCTTTCCTCAAGATCTACCGTATCATACATCGAACATCGTTTCTCGTCAAGGTATTTTTTAAAACTAATCATTACTTCATCCCTTTCATAACGTCAGCCAACGCCTTTGCGTTTATGCCTTTGATGTTATACATGCGAATAACTTTGTCTGCCCAGTATTCTGGAGCGTGTTTTTCTTTTGAAGATTTCATCTTCTCAATAGCGTGTTTCGCAAGTTTTTCGTATTTGTTTTTCTTTACAGTTTTAGAAGCTAGACGACCAAAGTCATGTGCCCAAGAACGCTCATCAATTTTCATATGAGGTGTGTCTTTCTCATATTTCTTCTTGAGCTTGTCAGTGCCTTCGTCTCCTGCGCCACCTTCTTCTGGAATGCAGTTAGGCACCATCTTTTTGCCTTTCTTCTTCATACCAACTTGCTTATATCCAGACCAACAATCTTCGTCGTACATATCTTTAAATGCTTTGGTATAGCGCGAAGGTTTAGTCTTAGCGCCTTTATCTCCAGGAGCAGGTTTGTATGCGTTCGGATCATCATCGTCCATCTTTGCTTGCTTCTTGAATTGAGCGTCGCGCTTTGCTTTTGTGGACTTCTTGAGACCTTTGTGGTACTTAGCAGGTTGAGAACCTTCTCGGTCATCGATATCTGAGTCTTGCGTTACTTTAATCTTTTCAACTAACTCAACAGCGTCTAACCATTTACGGAGTTTTCTACCTTCTGCTGTTTCAACAATAACATAGTTAGCTCCAAGTACAGCAACAGTTACGACTTCGTCAGACTCTTTAATTACTACAGTATCACCAACTTCAAACAGTTCACCTTGTACGAACTTCTCTCTTGTTTCTGAAACAGGTTGTAAAGAGATGTGATTCTTAAATTCTTTTTCTTCTTTCAGACCCATGCCAGTACGCACGTCATTGAATAACTTACGAGCGTCTGAGTTTGACATTGCCTTTGGTACGCCTTGTGAGAATGTAACGAAGTCATTCTTGCTTGCGTTCTCACGTTGCTTAGACGCAGACATACCTTCAACGCCTTCAGCGTCTGGATCACGTTCGCCTGCAGATACGACTTTGATAGATTGGAAATTGTAAAATCCGTGACGTGCTTTCTGTCCATTGTACTTGTTTAACAGTACATCAAACTCCATAACACGGTCTGAACCAACAACCATAGTTACATTCTTATACCCTTGATCATATAATACTACAAGCGCATCGATTGCTGTTTTTACTTTCTTATCTGAGATGATGTTTCGAGCGTGTTTTGGAAACATCTTACGAGCGTGTTTTACTTTGTCGTTGTATGATAATGGATTCTTTTTCTTATCTTGAGTCTGAGAGACATACACCTTGTAGTCAGCTTTACCAGACTTGGAAGCCAATACATCCATTACTTTACCATGACCAATAGTCGGTGGATTCATACGACCAAACGTGAAATAAACTTCACGTTGTTCTTCAATCAGGTATTGACTAAAATTCTTAATCATCTTTATTACCGCCACCGCGTTTTTTCTGCAGTTCAGATTTACGAACTTGTGGAAGTAATTTACGAGCAGAACGACTAATCTTCTGCTGCATCGCTGGTTTCTCTAAACGCTTTTCTATTTCTTTCTTGCGCGCGTTTGATAAGTCAGCCTTTGGAATATCTTTGGTAAGTTTTTTAGCAAGCATGTTGCGAGCGTGTCTGCGCGCACGTTTCTTTAACTTTTCAAGGTTAGCAACTTTGCGTTCAGCGCGACGACGTCCCATAGCAATCTTTGCTTTGTTACGTTTCATAGCAATTGCCTTCTTACGGCGTTGCTGCATGTCAAGCGCTTCGTCTTGTACCTTTCTGTCTTTAGCTGCTTTTGCTAATTGTTCGTCCCCAGTACCTGTATAATCTGTAGAGACAAATTGTTTAAACGACAATGGTTTTGCCATTGTGAATTCCTCTGTATTGGTTAACCCATTAGTTGCGACTCGCGGAGTCCCAACCTTTTAATATATCAGGCGAAAAGTTGTTATATGAAAATTCCATACGATCAACCAGTTTCACCGCATCACCACCAAGTGTATCAATTGCCACATAACCTTCTTCGCCAGTTACTTTGTATCCTTTTGAAGTTTTTACGAATGTATCAATCGATTTCAGTTCATTAAGTTTATTTATAAGTTTTATTTTAGCTAAAACGAGAGTCTTTTGTAATTCAAACAAGTTTACAAGAGATTGTTTGTTCTGAGCACTAAAAAACGATAGAACTGCGTCTTTTTTAGCGGTTTTGTTAGCCTTACCGCGTTCAGACTTCAGTTTATCTATTTCTTTATTATATCTGTCTTCAATGAATTTAATTAACAGGTCAACGTGTTTACGTGGGTCTTTTATAATTTCCTGTTTACGTACTAGGCTGTTATTAAACATCTCAATCATGCGAGGAAGTTCAGCGTGCGATTCTAACTGACGGAGAGTTGTACCAGATACTTTGTTAAAAAGCTTCCCTGCTTTTGACAACAAATCAGTAACTTCTTTTGTTTCACGCTCGGTCATAGTTGCTTTTGAAACATCTGATAACATAGCGTCTTGAGACCAAACGTCTTTGCTCTTTTTAAGCGCCTTAACATTTACACCATAGTCAGCTTTCATAGATTCAAAAGAATTTCCAGTATAGGTTGTATGCCATACAATACCAATCTTAGCAGAAGTAATTTCTTTCGCCTGATCAGCTGGTACGGCATATACAATAGTGTTTGGATGAAAAGTAACGTAATCCTGTCCGTCTATCTTTTTCTTCTGTAGGTCTCCTGGACCAAATAGGAAGTCGCCTTGTATTACACCTTTAATACCAAGCGAAGGCAGATGTTTTAATGCAAGCTTGAGTTTGACCGCTAGATCGCCCGAAGTATCTTCGTCTATATCAGCATCGCTCTTATAAACCTTCGGGTTCTTATTAAAGATGCCTTTCTTAGCGACAAAGAATTTACCATCGCTCGGATCAGTACCACAGAAGATAGCAGGAGCGCCGTCCCATTTTACTGATACCTTACCTTGG